CTGGAGTTACAAAAGTAGCATCTTTTCCAATGTAAGAAGGATTATCTATTCCTGCATCATATAATTCTGTAGATTTAATTACATTCCAATCGCTTTCATTCATGCCATAGCGTTTAAATGCTTCTTGCAATTTTGGATTTAATTCTTCAAATTTTTTAGAAATATTTTCTGCTAAATGACCAAAAAAGCTCATTCCAAAACCCCATTGACCAGATTGAGTTACATGAGTTAATCCTGATAGTCTTAATGTAAAATCAGAAACTTTTTTACTAAACTCAGTTCCAAGTACTTCAGTATGAAATTTTGCTTGTTGATGTCTTAATCCCAAATAAGACTCTGCTATTAATTGCAATCTACCAATAGCAATTTTAGATGTAGCTGGATCTTCTCCAGTAATTCCTTCTTTAACTAATTTTAAAGTTCTAAAAAAACTATCTACTTGTGGTAAACCATTAAATGAGTTTGTCATTCTAGTTAAATTAAAATCACCTGGAGTTAATAATACTGCAGCTCCTAACTGTGTTGCCATTAAGTAATTTCTAACAGAAGACATAAAGATAGCTGACTTAACATTATAAGGGTCATTAAATTTACCCATATAAGTATCAAACATATTGTCTGCTGATTTTAACATTCTATTAGTTCTTAGGATTTCATCTTCTTTAAAGAATTTTACTTTTCTTGTGAAATTACCTTTGGCTTGAGCAATATTATCTTCAGCTGCTTTTTTTAGAATGTAATCTTTTATAAACGAAAAATTTTGACCAGGATTTGGTCCAAATCTATCAAACAAAGCAATGTCTGTAGCCATACCATGTATATGAGACATAATAGTTTCAAATACTCTTTGGTTTCCATATTTTTCAGCATAAGCTAACCAATCTTCTCCTGTTTTAAAATGTAAAAATCTATGATCTAATCTTGATTTATTAGCAGTAAATTTTCCAAATCTTTCTCCAGGAGTTAATTTGTTATTACCTTCTGTAATAATTGTTTCCCAAATATTTTTTAATACTGGAATAATAGTTTGTTCGTTAAATTTTAAACCAGTAACATTATCAACAATTCTATTTAAATCTAAACCTGGTAAAATATCTTTAATCCACTGATCCATACCAGCAGATCTAACTTTAAATGAATTATGATTTTGAGGTAAATAGTTTTTTAGCTTTGCAATATTTCCACCAAAAGAATTATAAGTAGTTCTTAAATATTCAAATGCAGCATCAACAGCCTGAGCATATTTAGCTGCTAATGGATCTTTGCTATTACCATCAAGTATAGCAGTAGCCATATTATGTTCTGATAATTTTTGAGCTTCTGAGTGTCTACCGCCTACTTGATATTTTAATTCTTTAATAACTTCATCCATTTTAGAAAAAGCAATAGATGTGTGCATTTTTTGCAACGACTCTAAACTTCTTATTCCTTTTGCTGTTGAATTAAATTGATTTAAAACTGCATCTAAAGCTTGAGAGTAATCTACTTCACCATTTTTATTTCTATAATTTTTAATATCTGAAATTAAATTTTGTTGCGCTCTAATATTTTCTCTATCGTAAAGTTTTTTTTGAATAATTTCGCTTTTAATTTTATCATAAACTTGCTTAGCAGCATTGATTGCTGAATCAGTTGGATTAACACCTTGTTTAATTAATTCTTCTGTAGTTAATAAATATACTTTCGTTAATTCTTCATGACGTTCTTTTGTCATTTCGCCTTCTTTTAATGCGTTATTTAAACAAACTATAAAACTCATTGGCAATCCGCTAATCGTTGTAACATTCTTTCATCCATGATTTCTCTATCTAACATTTGTTTCACTGTTTCTGTTGAGTATTCAATTATTTTTCCATTCTCATCAAATTTTGTTTGCGTAATAATTTGAACATCTTCAGTAAGAGCTTTTTCAGATGGCTTAGCGTTATCACCAAATAACTCTCTATTTAGATCTGCTATTTTATCTGTAAGAACTTTAGGATTATTTTTAATATCAGAAAATCTTTTATCTATTGTTGCTTCGACTGCTGATTTTCCAGGTACTTCAGATAACGTAGTCTTAATTTCATTAGCTGTAGTTGATCCGCTATTTGCGTCGCTCTTAAATTCTCCGCGCTTGTTAGCTCTGTCAATTGCTGAGATGACGTCTGATTTTGCTCCTGCGATATCTCCTGATTTAAATTTGTTGGCTGCGTTGTTGATGTCATTTGCGAACTCTCCTGATTTGCTTGAGAGTTCATTGATTTTTTCGGCATTAATTATTCCTTCTCCTTTAGTAGTATTTATGTCTTTGTTTACTTCATTAAGTAATTTTGCTTTTTCTGCTATTGGTAATTTATCCATTTCAGTAATGAATGATTTAAGATTTTTTACTGACTTGTTGTTACCAATATTTTTTATATCGTTTATTGCTCTATCAATTTCTAAAACTGATTTTAAATTTTTACTTTGTAAATATTGAATAATAGGTGCATGTAAATCTTTATTAGAAAAACTATTGCCAACTCTTGATGCAAGATTTTCATCTACAGTTCTGTTAACAACCATTTCAAAAGCATTATCTGAAAGTTTAGCAATGCCTGGTATGTTATTTAGTAAAGAACCTTTTCCATTTTGAAGTTCTCTTTGATTAATTAACTGACCAATGTTTCTTGCTTCTGCAACTGTAATACCATCTGTCTCTCTTAATATATGAGCAGGCATCATAATCTTTTGACCAGAAGCTTGTAATTTCTTAGCTTCTCCTAAGCGACCATGACCATCAACTATAGATCTTGTTCCATCTGCATATTCATAAACAACAACTGGCTCTATAGTAACATCTCCTTTTACTGTAGGTTCAATTACTTTGTTTTTAACTTGAAATTTTTTAGGCTCTGTTTTTATATCAGCTGGATTAACTAACTCTGTATTATAATCTGTGGAAAAAATTCTATCTTTAACTTTTTGAGTATCAATTTGATTTACAGGAATTTCATCTATTTTAGCTGGTTGACCAGTAACCTCAGATTTAATAGCTTCATTTATTTTTACTTGATGCTCTTTGTTTCCTGCTGGAGTATCTTTTAAAACATTATCATTTACAGAATTTTCATAAGATTTTTTTAAATCAACTACATCTTTACTTTCAATGTCTGGAACTGTTCTTAAAAGATCATTATATAATTTTGTAACTTTTTCTATTGGTAATTTATTTAATTTACTTTTTAACGAAATAGAAAGTTCAGCGCTGTATTCAACGGCATTAACTAAACCATAAGGAATTTTAGGAATACTTTTTCCAGCAGCATATAAACCGCCACCGAAAACTCCACCAATTGCTGCTCCTTCTCCAATTCCTTTATATAAATTTACTCTTTGATCTACTCCGCTTTCGCCAAGTACACCAAGTTCTGTTAAATATTTTGAATTTCCAGCTGTTATAGTTCCATTAGCTATTCCGTTATATATAGCTTCGTTCATAGCAACTTTTAAAGATGCTCCTAAAAATGTTCTTCCTGCTAATGAATAAGGAGCTGATAATGGCGCAGTAACAATCATAGCTGGACCATAAATAGGATCTTTTAAAATACCCCATGCTCCACCAACAAACTGTCCACCCTTGCCAAGCAATGTAGATCTATTATCTACATCTGAAGCAACTCTTAAAGAATCTGTTGCAGTAGTATTTGCATTTCTAAAAATTCCATCTTTAGTATCTAAATCTTTTAATTTTAAAAATTCTGATAAACCTTTATCTTTTTCTAAAATTAAATTTAAATTATTATGAAATTCATCAATTCGTTGTGCTGTACTTTTATAATCAAGATTAGGTTCAGTATTTGTTTCTGAATAAGAATTAGAATTATAATCATACATTGGATTATCTAATTTAAATTCTGGGTTAGAAGATTTAGCTATAGAAATAAGTTTATCGTATTGATTTGTTAAATTATTTGTTTGAGACAAAAGACTTCCTGTCTTTTCAGTAGAGTCTACTGTGGCATTAAAATTCTCAACAAAACCAGTTTTAGGTAAGTAACCTTGTGATGTATCTACGTTTCCAGATAATGCTGTTTCTTCATCTGCATAAATAGTCATTATTTATATCTTTTCGTTATTTCTTGTTTAATATTATTAATATCAATGACGAAATAAGCTGGCATGGATCCATTAAAATTTTTTGAAGAATATAAGTAACCAGGATTATCAACGGCTCCTGGTCTACCAAACATTGTAACTGCATATCTTCCATCCCCAACAGCAATTAAATTTGCTTTACCATCTGTAAAAGGATTTACTTCTTTTCCATTAAGATCTACTGGCATGTCTCTTCCAGAAGCTTTAGCAAATAAAGATGGATCTTTTTTTAAATCATTCATTACATCTCCTAATCTTCCATTTTTTAACCAATGAGGAATTGGAGTAATATTATTTGTAGAAGAATCTATTCCGCCATAAGTACCTTCAAAAGAAAACCATTTGTCATTTTTTTTACTTCCACCTATTGCTTCATAAAATGCTTGTTTAAATTCTTTATCATCAAATACAGAAGCATCTGATTGTGAATTGTGCATCCTTGAAAGATAAATATATTTAGCAGTAGTTAATGCGTTATTTAAAGTATCAATATTATTTGGAAATGCTGGAGTTATGTTTCTAACAAAATCTTGATAACTGGCATCATGTTTTCCTTGAAACAAAGTATCTAAGTTTTTATCTTTTGAAAGTTCTCTTCCTTGCAAAGCTTCTTGAATAATATTTGGATTAGATGTTGAAATAGATAAACCACCTAGAAATCCTAAGTTCTTATTATCTTTTGAAATTTGTTTAAAGGCAGCAGATGCACCAGATCCCAATCCTTCAGAAATAGAACTTAAAACATTTTCAACATTTCTAGGATTTTTAGTATTTGTTAAATAATCAGAAATTTGTTTAGCTTCAGATTCTGTAAAAGGTTTTGCTTCAACAGTATAAAATTTACCGATAGCTTGAGCTTGAGGTAGTCTTGCTTTTAACTGTTCTACAAATATTGATTTATTCTCTGCTGGATTTTCTATAAATTTTTGTACTTCTAAATTAGTAATAAGAAATGTTCCAAGTTTTGATGCTGTTGTAACTGGATCTTTGTCTAATGATTTTTCAACTGAATCTTTAAATTTAGAAATAACTTCATAACTACGAGTAAATTCTCCTGGAGTTCCTGTCTTAGATTCACTAGCCATCTTGTTTTGTGCATCAATCATAACTCCATTTAATTCATCTTTAGTAGCGAGTTTTAATTTTGAAATTATTGCTGCATCTTTTTCAAGATTGGATGCTTTAGTCATCAATCCAGCATCATTTGTCATTCTTGCTGTATTTTTAATTTGATCTAATTGATCTTTACTTGGTGCAATAAAATTATCATCAAGACCTTTTTTTAAATTACTATATTTGTTTTCGCTATCAGCCTTTATAGTTCCCATATGGCTTTGAGCAAAAGTAACTAATTCATCATACTTCTGTGGAGTTAATACACCGCTTCTATTGGCTGAATCTAAAGCGTTCTTAATATCTTCTGGTGTTTGAGCGTTTCTTAAATCTCTTTTAGCAGTAAATTCTTCTCTATCAGAATTTGTTTGAGCTATAACTCTATGACCATCTTTCCCATGCAAATCCCAAAATTCTTTACTTGTAAATTTATCTTGTAATTTTTGAGTAGCAGCATCTCTTTCTAATTGAGTGGCTCCATTAACAATAGAATTATTAGTAGTAGCTGTATCTGCATTATCAATGTTTCTTGAATCTTTTATAAAATTCTTAGAAGATTGTTCACCAACATAAGAAATATCAGTTAATCTTTGTTTTGCTATTTCATTTTGTAATATTGATTTAGAGTAAATATGAGTAAAGCTATCTGGTAATGTTGATATTATTTTTTTATATCCTTCGTCATAAAATTTTTGCGCAGCAACTGGATCACCCATACTAGCTGCTTGTTCTTTAAGTTTGTTTAAACCATCAACTCCATTTTCAGGATCACCTAAAAGTATTTTTTCTTTAATAGGCTGTACTTCATTTTGGGAATATCTTTTTTCAATTTGAATACCTGTATCAATAACTGCACCAGCAAAATTTGATATAGATTTATCTAATTGATTTTCTAAATTCATATCAGCTTGCATGCCTGGAGTAGAGGGTGCTGCAACTGTAGTTTCCGTTGGTCTTATTTGTGATTGATATATATTGATTGGCATAATTTATCCTAGTAAAGTTTTTCCGCTTCCGCTTCCACCGCCACCAGTATAAATGCTGGTTCCAGTTTTTATTAAATCTCCAAATGCGTTCCACATGCCAACAGATTGAGCAACTGCTCCTTTATATCTTTGCATTGATGCTTCGGCTCTCATGTTGATAGCATCATTTAGAGTTCTGTCTTTTTTAACTTCAGCATTATAGAACATCATGTTTCTATCTCTGTCTAAATTTAATTTATTTTCTAAAAGAACATCATAAGCCGTTCCAGTCATCTCAACACCTCTAGCTCCAAAAGATGCTCTAACAGTAGCATCAACATTTGCTGCCATGTTATCAAATTTCTTTAAATCGTAATCAGCAAATACTTGATAGCCTTGTTGTGCTTCTTGATCTTTTATTTTTGCATTACGATCAATTAACGCTGCATTGTAATCTGCTGCTTTCTTTGCACCATTACCGCCTACTATGTCTCCTATAAAACTCATGTGATTATCCTTGCGTATCTAATGTAATCAGAACCATCTGGACCGTAATGTCTCATTAATCCTTCTTGTTCTAAGCCTAAGTATTTTGCAAATTTATGACCTAGTTCAAAATCTGCTTTAACTGCTGTTTGCAGTCTTTTAATCTTAGTTTGTTTAATTAAGTTTTCTGTTTTCTTTTTAAAGATCATAGCCATTCTTAATTTGTAATTCCAAATTTCACTTGTTGCTAAGACCCATCCTTCTGCAACATTATCCCAAAGCACATATACTCCGCCTGAAGCAATTGGATTTCCATTTACTAACGCAGTAAAAGAAGTTCCATCTTGTTCTAAAAATAAAGCATACTTTTTATGCTGTGGTGATAATTCTAATGCAGGATCATTCATTTGCTGATTTAAAATAAATTCAGCATGTTTTGATTTAAATGGAATTATATCAATCATTCCAAATTTCTAATCTTGGATATATTGCAAGAATAGTCATTGGTAGAGCTTGTTGTTGTTCAACTCTAACATAACTGTCTTTGCCATAATCATCTGCAAATTGAATTTTTTTATCTCCACTAAATAATGGTACAGCTTCATTCATGGGTGCTGAACTATCTCTAAATGGAATGTCATCTAAAGAATCTACGTTGGGACCAACTTTAGCTCCAACAGTTTCTAAAAATCTTAAAGTAACGTCAAAAATTCTTTTTGTTTTAGTTTGATCTGTTCCTTTAAATCCTTCATCTAATCTCATTGTCTGAAGTGTAGATGTATAATTTAAACCAACTCTTGCATCTGTTGTTGATCTTAGAAGTGTTATGGCTCCAGAAGTAACTACACAATCAGGATGGGTTGCACCATTAACTATAACGCTAACCGTTTGACCCTCTAAATGAGTTAAACCAGATAATGTTGACGTTGCAGAACCAGAGTAATGCAAACCAGCATCTAAAAAATGAAATGTATTTAAATCGCTATTAAAATTATAAGGAGTTAAATATTCAATATATCTTTTTGTAACTCCGTTAATTGTTCTTTTAACAATAACCCAAACTTCATCTTCATTTTGAGTTCCGTCTATTACAGCAATACTTTCGCATACTGCATGTCCCCCTTGAAATAATCCACCAAAGTAATGTCTATGCCAAGCTACAATATCTTGCGCTCTATCATAAGTCATTCCAATCAACACACCATCAGTTCTAATGCACCAAAGAATACCATACGGTTCTTGTTGATATTCCATTTGCACAACACCACTGCTTGTTACATGCTCAGCAAGTATAGTTAAGTCTGGTGCTAAATAACCATCTGTTGAAAAGTTATATGCTAATTCTCTAATTTTTCTTTTAGCTCTTTGCACAAATATAGTTGCGGCACCAATTGATATTGCATCAATTGATTGAGAAGAACCAAAGCTTGATTGTTTTCTAATATTTAAATTTGTTGGTGTTACTGCATCTTGGTTTGCTCCAGAACTAACTGTAAACTCTCCACCTGTTGTAGCTACAATTAATGTTCGCGTAGCTTTTAAAGCTGTAATTGCGTTAACTTGATTTGATGCAATAGTATAAACCATTGCGCTATCATCTTTTGTACCAGAACTAAAATTTTCGTAACTACCAGATTTTGAAAACCAAATAGTTTGCGGATAAGAAAGCGATCCACCAAATACTAATCTTTGTTCAAAGAATGTAACTGTTGTTGGATAACCATTAACGCTATTAAAATATCCTAATGACCAATTAGTCGTTGGAACAATAGTAGATAAATAAATTTTATTTGCGGCATTATGAACAGCTGCTGTTGTTGAATAGGCAGCTCTAGTACAGCCAGTAAATGTATTAGCTACAGTATCTAATCCTGTATAAGTAATTTGTTCGTTCTCAATTAATATAGTTCCAGAAGTTGGAAAATTTGTAACGCTTACTGCATAAATAGTTGTATCTGATGTTGTGCAATTTTTTTTAAGCTCACCAGGTGTTGTTGTAGATAAAGGTTCTAATACTTCAGCTGTTATAGATGTAGTACTAGCTCTTGCTGTAATCTTTGCATAACCTTCACTATCACCAATTTTTATTAATCTTCCAATATCAGTTGTTTGAAATCCAGTTCCATTATTAATACCAATTATAGAATCTGCTGTTATTGTTATTGCTGAACCAATAATTGCAGAACAAGATAATTTTGTATCTTCAATGTTAATTGGCATAAAGGGTCCATAAGTGAAATCAACATTTGTTAATGTCCAAGCTGTATGACCTGTTCTTGATAATTTCTTTGTTGGATAATTCTTATGGCACAAATACATAACGTCTGCTGATTGAGCAAACTTGATGTCAAATAATTCTGTTTCTAAATAAGGTGTTGCAATTTCATAGGCAGAAGCTCCAGATAAAATCTGACCCTGATTTTTATAAAATCTAATATATTGATTACCAAATTCTAAAATATAAGCTTGTGTTGTAGAAAATGTAAATGGAATTAATCTAGTTTTTTTTGTGCTGTCTTTTACTTCTGTTACAAAATAAGTTCCTGGTCTACGAGTTATGGGACCATGAGGCTCTACAACAAAATTTTCAAGTATAGTTCCAGAAGAATAATACTTTTGAAAATCTGTTCTGCCTTCCATGCGTGGAGATAACTCCCCAGCTGTAAAGCTTGGTAATGATAGTAAAATTTTTGCCATTATTAGAATCTGCTATTAATGTAATCGTCTGATATAATCTGATCTACTGGTCCATTAGCTGTATCGGTATTGTAACCTTCCGTAGCATCAGCATATTTAGCTTCTTTAATTTTTTCTAAATATTTAGATGACATCTGATTAACAATTCCAGAATTTGCTGTAACTGCATAAGCAATATCTTGAGCTAACGCAGCAGAAATAGTTTCTCTTAACAACACATCCATTTCATTTGGATCTGTTAATTGGTAAACATAAATAATATTAACGGAAGTATCGTTTGTTAAAACTTTTCTTCCTTCAATTTTATAATCACTATAAAAATTTTCTAATCCTAAAATTCTTAAACAGTCTGATGGTAAAGTATATTGATAGGTAAATCCCCAAGCTGGAGATTCTGTGTCTTGAGCTAATGTTTGTCTTTTAATTGCACAATTCCATGGATGAGATCTTAATACAGCGTCTCTAATAGTTTCAAAGCGTGCATTACATATTCTGCCATTTTTAGAATTTTCACTTAATGATAATATTGTACCAGCTCCTAATTGATTTAATGCTGAGTTACAAATTTCTACTTCTGATGCCATAGTTATTTTCCTTCTCTGTAAATATATTTTCTTTTTAAAGTTCTTGGTTTTAAATTCTGAAAAATTTCTGCTTCTGTCATTCCTAGTTTTTTATCAAAACCATGATGAGCAGTTTGTGTATGTTTAAATCTGTCTACTAATATGTATCTGTAAATATAATCTCCTTTTTGGAAGTGCATTACAGATTCAATTTCTTTTATTATTTTCATTTAATAAAGATGGGGGATTGCTCCCCCACCCCTAAAGAATTAACGAATGATTATTCGTCGCAAGGTATTTCAACTACCTTTTTTTCTTCCATTCTTGTAGCTCCGATAGCCATTGAGTAATAAACTTGAGTAGCATACGATTTGTCTGCTCTCTCATCTATTCTCGCTGTAACATCTTTGCCGATTGCTAATTTAATAGCATCCGCTGTGAAAGCGTAACAAAGTCTGTCATCAGTATTAGCTAATAACAATCTGTTAGAAACGATAAATTTAAATCCTAAGTAAGAATCTACTTGACCGGTAGCTAACGCTTTAACTGTGTTGTAGTCGCTTGATGTTACTTGAGTAGTTCCTAACAAATCTTGAATTTGTTTTGGACTAACTACAATGTATCTAGCAAGTGAAGGGTCAACATCGTTACTATCTAGAATATATTTCGCAGATAATAATTTAGCGATAGTTAAACCAGCACCGTCTGCTTGAGCAGCAGTAGATACTTTTTGTGTAGAAGGAAGTGAAACAGCAGTTCCACCAGCTACGCCAGTGTCGCTTGATCCACCTAAAGAAGCAATGATAACATCATCCATTGCTCTTCCCATTGCAGCAGCCGCAGCTTTTGCATAAGAAGA